ATATATAAAGTATCAACAAGTGCCCCTAAATTATCTGATTATGATGATGATTTTTCAGCATATGCTGACGATGTTACAAAATATGAAAATAAAACTAGAAATAATATTAGGTCGCAAAAAATACATGGTGATTTATTATCGTCGGGAAAAATAGATGGAATTGATATTACTACTGTATCTATTTTTGATTCAGCTACAAAACCAGTTGTTGAAAATGTTTTATATGAAATCGCAATGGATATGAAAGCGCCAGAAGGTGCTAGATATTTTTATAGAGACAGAGATGACTCAACAAACGTTCTACAAACTATTTATTTAGACTCTGGATTTAACCCTATAATATAAGGAGAATAGATGGCTTTAAGTCTTGAAGAAATCCTTAAAAAACAATCCGGAGAACCTGTTGAATTAGAAGATACTATTGATATTAATAGTGGTGGTACTTTTACTCTTGATGAAATAATAAATAATAAACCTGCAACTCCCTCACAACCTGAAAAAAAATCTAATCAAACAGATGAGTCTTTGGACCCTGAAGCTGAAGACAATAGTAATATATCAGGGTTAACTGCTGCAACAGCTGGAATTATATCAGGTGCTATAAAAGTACCAGAAGGAGTTATATCATTAGCTGCTGATTTAATAGATTTAGGTTTAGATACAAACTCAGCTGCAAAGGTTGAACAATTTTTTGATACATTAAATCCTTTTGAAGAATTAGCACAAGAAAGAGCTATAGGTAGACTTACAGAAGCTTTAATTCAAATTGGGGTTCCAGGTGCTGTAGGTGCAAAAGTTGCAACTAAGCTAGCTACTAAAGCTTTAAATGCTAAAAAAACAGGTAACTATCTTAATCTAGGTAGTAAGAATGTTAGAAATGGACTTAAGGCAACAGAAAATTTAAATAAACTAACCGGAAGGCAAAAGTTTGGAGCAGTTGTTGTAGGCGGCTTGGCTGGAGAAACTTTTGTAGCTGACGTTGAAAAACTAGGAACTATAGGTGATGCGTTTGAGGCTGGTCCAACTCAACTAGATAGAAAAATTAGAGAAACTGAAAGAGATGATGCATCAAGAAGATTATTAAATAGGCTTAAATTTGGTTCTGAATCTTTATTAGTTACTCCAATTGTTTACGGATTAGGAAAAGGAGCATCAAAACTTCTTCAGAAAAAAGGTAAAGACCTTGCATATAGTGATGATGCTATTGAAAGAAAATTAGATAAGTTCGGTGGTATTTTTAGGTTTAGAGGAAACAAACCAGTTCAACAAGCTTTAGCAAAAGAACAAGAGTCAGCTAGTAAAATGGTGGATACTAGTTTTGCAATGGAACAAGTAAATAGAATAGATAAAGAAGTAAATAAAATTTTTCCTGAAACTAGGAAGATATTATTTGCAGCGAATACTGCACAAAGAAAACAGTTATACAAAGAGATGAATGATTTACTGTTTGAAGGTGATTTAGTTAAAGGATTAGATGAAGCTAAGACATTAGATTTTGTTGATATGTTAACTAAAAATGGTGCAACACCAGAAGGAGTTGAGGTAATTTTAAATGGAATAAAAAATAGTAGAAGTTATTTTGTTGATCTTTTAAAAATTGCTTCTGACAGTCCATCAGTTGGAGACCTTCCCAGAAATATGCAAGGAGAATTTTCTAGTTTATTGGGTAGTAGAGTTAAAGATAGTATAGCAAACACTTTTGAAATATTTGAAAATGCAGATGCAGGTTTATTACAAAAATATAAACCTACTAAAGATACTGTTGATAGAGTTGCTAATATTTTTATGAGATACGCTGCAAAAAATAATCAACCAATTACAAGATTACAGGCAGAATCTTACGTTGATGATATTGTAAGTCAAGCTCGTGAAATGAATCCTAAAAAAGACTCACTACCTACGTTTGAATATGTAAATTTAACTAAAGGAGCTGATACTCCTTATAATCTTAAAACATTTAGACAAACGTTAGAGAAAAACTTACCTGATGGTACAAAAGATTTTCGTGTTATAGGTAAAGGAAGTAAAGCGTTTAGACAATTATTCGGTGAAGTAGAAGACGCACGTCACTCTATATTTGCATCCGTTGCTAGATTATCATCTGTTGCTAGACGGGGAGAGCTTTTTCAAGATATGCTTGATGCAGATACAATGATTAAAAGTAGGGTTACAGCGCAAACTCCTGAAGGCGCTAGAGGTTTTTTTCACGCTAGTCCATTAGCTGCTAAACAAGCTTTTGGGTCAAAGACTCCAATAGTAAAAATGCCAGAAGAAATGAGTAAATACTTTCCAGATGAAAATATTTATACTTCAAAAGATATTGCAGAAGGTTTTGAAAGTGTAGCCGGACTTCAAGATTGGATGAGAGGTGAAGCAAAAGGTCAAGGTGCTTTAGGAAAAACAGCTGCTGCTTTATATAGATATGGATTACTTACTCCAAAAGCTGGTGCACAGTTTGCTAAAACTGTTTTATCTATACCAACTCACATAAGAAATTTTTTAAGCTCAGGTGCTTTTGCACTTGCTAATGGTACATTAATGACAAGTCCTAAACTTATTGCTCGGGCTATGAATGAAGCTAGAAAAACAGTTCAAGTAGGTATGAGACAACCCGAAGCTATGGCCAAGTACAGAGAGTATTTAGACTTAGGAATTGTAAACACAAACGTAAGACTTGGTGATATTCGTAATCTATTTAAAGATGTAAGATTTGGTGATGGTAACATTGCTACAGATAGTGTTTTAAAACCTTTATTAAATAATTTAGGTAAAGGGATAAGTAGAGGTGTTAAAAAAACTGGTAAAGCTTTTCAAGATGCTTATGTTGCTGAAGATGATTTTTGGAAAATATTTAATTTTGAAGTAGAACTTGCTAGATTAAGAAACGCATATGCAAAAAAAGGTTTACCTATTCCTCAGAATTTAAAACAAGAAGTAGCAGAGATAGTAAAAAATACAGTTCCAAACTATGCAAGAGTAGGTCAGTTTGTAAGAGGTATGCGTATGTCTCCTTTTGGTAATTTTATGTCATGGCCTTCTGAAATATTTAGAACTGGTTTTGGTATTTTTAGACAAGGTTTAAAAGAAATTAAAGACCCAGTTACAAGAGCAATAGGTATGAAAAGATTAACCGGAGCAACTTTTGCTACTGCTGTATTACCTTATAGTATTGTCGAAGGATCTAAATCTATCTTCGGAGTAACTAATGAAGAATCAGATGCGATTAATTATTTTGTTGCCCCTTGGTCTAGAGATTCACAAAAAATATTATTTAAAAATCCAACAAATGGAGATTTTTATTATATCGATTGGTCTAAAAATAATGTTTATGATACGCTTACAAGACCATTTCAAACAGTTTTATTTAATATTCAACAAGGTATTGAAGACGAAGAAGTATTAACTAAAGGTTTTTTAAAAGGAATATTAAATGCAACTGCACAAACTGCTTCACCTTTTATATCAGAATCTATTTATACAGAAGCGTTTCAAGATATATATTCTAGAAATGGAAGAACGAGAGACGGGAAACAGCTTTACGGAGACAGAACTCCAGAAATGGAAAAATATTTAATTATAACTGAACACCTTGCTAAGACACTTTTACCATCCACACAACCGTTTCAAAGAACTGCAAAAGCAATCACAGGAGAACCTGGAAAAGGAGCTGCAACTTATGAAATAGGTCCAGAGATTGCAGGTATATTTGGTATGAGACCAATTAAAATTGACCCTGAAAGAAGTTTAGACTTCTACCTTGGAAGATTTCAAAAAGAACAATCAGAAGATAGAAAAAACTTTACATCAGGAAGATTTGGAGTTTTGAGTGGTGAAAGAAAAACACCTAAAGAAGTAGTTGAAAGATTCTTTATTGCGAACAAGACTTTATTTGAAACACAAAGAAATATGAAACAAGTATTAAATGCGGCTGAGACGTTAGGTTTAAAAGACAAAGACTTAAAAGATGTATTTGATAGAAGAAATATTTCTAAAAAAACTTTAAAAAGATTACTAAGAGGAAAGTTTAATGCCTTTGAAATTACAGATGGTATTGAAGAAAGATTTGAACGTAATGCAGAAAAAGGTGGGATAGAAAATCCGTTAATACCGGTCGAGTCTTTAATAAAACAAATGGTCAGAGACTTTGAAAATCAAAGTTTAGATAGTCCTTTACAATTAAACATAGAAAACTATTTACCCGTATTGATTGAAGGTCAAGGACAGCAATCGTCAATGACACCATTACCACCTACACCAATGCCGAATCCAGGTTCTTTTCAAACACCGGTTCAACAAAATCCAATGATGGCTTCAGGTTTAACACCTATGGAAGAATCATATTTATCACCAACAGAAAAACAAATAAGACTAAGATCAAGAGGAATTAACAATGCCTAAAAAATCAGCATTAGAAAAAATTGAATCACATGAAAAGCTTTGTAGAATAATGCAAAAACAAACCTTCGAACAAATGAAAGAAATGCAAGAAAGAATTAAAAGATTAGAGTATTGGATTGTTGGAGGCATGGGAGCCGTGCTTGTAATTTTACTTTCAGATATTGTTAATTAAATCCAAGATTTAACTTCTTCACCCATAATTTGACTAGCAATGTTTTGTTTTTTACGCAACGCTAAAACTATTCTATCATCAACTGTATCTTCAGAAATGATATCAATATAAGTCATTGGTTTAGTTTGACCAATACGATCTATACGAGCTTCTGATTGAGTTCTTTTTTCTAAATCATAACCATTAGAAAAATAAACCATTGTACTTGCAGCAGTCAATGTGATACCATAACCGCCAGTTTGTGTTGTACCTATAAAAAATCTACACTTGTCATCTTCTTGAAACTTCTTTATATTATCTTGTCTTTTTTCTTGAGGTGTTAATCCATAATAATCAACATAACTATCTTCACCATATTCTTTTGATATAGCATTTATAATTTTATTAATATCTCTTTGGTATTGAGCCCAAATAACAACCTTACCTTCAACCTGTTGTACAATATCTAATAGTTCATCAACTCTTTTACATGGCAAATCTTTTGTTGACCCATCATCAGCCACAAAGTGGCCACAAGTTATTTGATGGAGACGCATTAGTTGAGTTAATACAGTATTAGTAGTTAATACCTTTCCATCCAGGTGCGCTAGAGCAGTCTGTTTCATTTCTTTGTAAACTTTTTCTTGTTCTGGAGTCATTGATACAGTTCTTTTCATCCAGGTTTTTTTAGGTAGATCTAGACAATCTTCTTTTAAAACTCTATATGAAAAAGGTTTTAATTTATCTGAAAGCTCACCTAAGTTTCTATAACCAACTATAACTTGAACCGTTCTTGCACCTAAATTCATGTTACGCATGACAGCATATCTAGCTCTAAAAGTAAAAAAAGAATGATGGCCTAAAAGATACGGGTCTAAAAACTCACACTGAGAATATAAATCTAAAGGTGATTTAGTTATAGGTGAACCTGTAAGTATTCTTCTATACTTAGAATCTTTTGATATCTTTAAAATATTTTTAGTTCTTTTAGCTGAAGGGTTTTTAATAGTTGTAGCTTCATCAATAGCAATCATAGACTTATGAGAAGATAAAAATCTATCTGCAAACTCTAAACCTTTTTTAGTAGAGAAGGCTTCAACATTCATAATTAAAATATGAAGATCAGTCCCGGTTTCAAACAAAGTATTTAATTCTTTTAGTTTTGGTTTAGTGTGTGATGCAGTCCACAAAACAGTTTTCTTTTCAATATGGTCAGCCATGTGTACCGGTATTTCAGAGTCGTACCAATTTTTATAAACACCTTTAGGTGCAATTAGAAGGAGACCATTTATTTCTCCTTTGTCATACAACATAGATACATTATCAATTAATACTTTTGATTTCCCTGTACCCATTTCCATAAAATAAGCATAGACTTCCTTATCCCAAGACATTTCTAAGGCTTTAAGTTGATGCGCAAAAGGCTTTGTTTTAAATTTGTAGAACATAATATTTTATACTTTCTAAGTATAAAATAGGATAGATTAGGATAATTGTCAACTATTTATAATTAAATTTTTTACAGTATTTTTCATACTTACGTAAAATAATATTACATATTTTAGGAAAATTTTGTTTAAATAATTCTACTGTTGCATTTTTAGGTCTTGTTCTAGAGCCAGGAATTCTTTCTTTCATATCTTCTACTCTATAAACTTTTGATTTAAATGTTTTCATTTTATCCGCTAAACCTTTTATTCCTGGAATTTTTTCTTCTAAAGTTTTTATGTCTTCATTCATTGTTTCGTATTTAATTGTGTGATCTACTATATATTCATCATTTATTTCATAAAATTTATCAAAATCAGTTGTATTCGTATGTTGAATACAGTAATCTCTAAAATCCATATTATCACAAGCGTTAAAAAAATAATAATTAGAAATAGCAAAGTCTATTGGATTTCTTATAATTGAAACTTTAGTATATGTATTAAAAATTTCATCCCCTATAAATTTTTTTATTTTTCTTGCGGGTATGTGATTATAATATCTTTTACTATTTGGTTCAAAAACCATAACCTCATCTTTATTAACTTGATAACAAGGGTTATTCATTATATTTTGCATAACTGAATAATTTATATCAATTCCAATTACATGATTAAAATATTTACTCCCATTTGTATGGTTTTGAGCATGAACTTTATTTCTTTCTTGGCTCATCTTTTCATCATCTGGAGTACAAAGAGTTATTATATCTTCTGGACCACAATAATCTCTTAATGCTAATTCAAAAGACGTACCGGCTACTTTAAGTGGTTTTATAAAGATTAATTTATGTTTATGTGATATAATCATTGCTTTCTATTTAAAAAATATGTATACAAAATAAAAAGAGAAAGTCAATGACTAAAGTTTATTTAACTCAAGAAATACCAACAGATAGAGAAACCGGTAAACCCAAATATAATGTTATGGGTGCATCAAAGTATGGAGAAATAAAAACTCTATTACCTATGTATTCTCAAATGATACTTTCTCCCGGTCCATTAATACAAAAACTTAGAACACTTTTAAAAGATTACACGTCAGACGATTATCTTTTATTGTCAGGTGACCCTGCAACTATAGGTGTTATATGTTCAGTTGTGTCTGATATGACAAATGGAAAGTTTAAATTTCTAAAGTGGGATAGACAAGAAAAAACTTATTATCCAATAGAAATAGATTTATTTAAAAATTAGTATTGACAAAACAAAAGTCTAGGATTATATACAATCCATGAAAGGAATTGTATGAGTATAGATTATGAAGACGATAGATTAGAATCTGTAAAGCAAATTGATGCTGCAGCTTCTTTATCTAATAAAGTTATTGAATTAAAAAATATTGAAGACGAAATTGAAAACGCAGAAAAAAGTATTTCAAAATTAAAAGAACAGTCTAAAGTATTATCAGAGGTAGAAATACCTAAGATGATGCAAGAGATGAACATTACAAAATTAAAGCTTAAAGATGGTGAGTCTATAGAACTTAAACCATTTTATTATGCTTCTATTGCAAAAGGAAGAAACGAAAGTGATTCTGATTTTTTAGATAGAAAGGATAAAGCTTTTACATGGCTTCGAGATAACGGCCTAGGTGATATTATTAAAAATGATATTACCGTTACCTTTGGTCGGGACGAAGATAACAAGGCGCTGCAATATGCAGACCTTGCAAAGAGTAATGGCTTTGAACCAATTCAGCGCGAAACGGTTCATGCTGTAACTCTTAAAGCGCTAGTCAGAGAGCGTCTTGAGAATAATCTTGAGATGCCTTCTGACATTTTTAAAATCTACGCGGGTAACAGTACAAAAATCAAAAGGAGATAAAATGGAAACGAGTAACGAGAAACAAGTAACTATAAAAAAAGAAAATCTGCCTTCAGATATTTTATTTGAAGCGGATGCAGCACAAGGTTTAGAAAACGTAAGAACAGAAAATCTGGCTTTACCAATTCTAAAACTTTTACAAAACGGATCTGGAGAAGCTCAGAAGCGTAATCAAAATTACGTTGAAGGTGCAGAACCAGGTATGTTCTTAAACACCGTGACTAAAAAATGTTATAACGGTGCTGAAGGAATAGAGGTTGTACCCTGCTATTACAAACTTGAGTTTCAAGAATGGGCAGACTTTGGTACAGGTTCAGGAAGACCAGAAAATATTTTTGGTCATGATTCTGATATTTTATCTAAAACAACTAAAGATACTGGAGGTAAAGATCGTCTTGAAAACGGTAATTACATTCTAACAGTTGGTCAACATTTTGTTTTAATTGTTGATGGTGCAAATACAGAACCTGCATTAATCTCTATGAGTTCTTCTCAAGGTAAAGTGAGTAGAAAATGGAATTCAATGATGGCTTCAATTACACTTGAAGGCAAAAATGGTCCTTTCACTCCTGCTACTTACAGTCATAAATATGTCCTGTCTTCTGTACTTAACAGTGGAAAAGGTAATCAATGGTATGGCTTTAATGTTGTAAGCGGTGCTATGATTGATAACGCATCACTCTACGAAAGAGCGAAAAAGTTTCACAACTCATTCGCCGGCAAATAGTGTGAAAAGTGGGCGCTTAGGGGAGACTCAAGGCGCCCATGCAACGACAGACAGGACAGGACATGACAGACGTATTAAAAAAATTTAAAAGTATATTTGAAGGCTTAGACATAGCTCGTGGTGAAACACGTAAGACAGGTGAGGTATCTGCAAAAGGTAAGAGTATTACCAGGTCTAAAACAATTACGGAGCCACCTACAGATAAAATGTGGGAAGATCATTTAAAAGGAACAGAACCTGCATTAGGTATAATTCCAATAAGAAGAGACAATACTTGTATATGGGGATGTATTGACTGGGATGTATATCCTTTAGATCACAAAGAAATAGTAAATGATTTAAAAAAGAAAAAAATACCACTGACAGTATTTAGATCAAAATCTGGTGGTGCACATTTATTTTTATTTACAAAAGAACCTGTGCCTGCAGTTATGATGAGAGATAAATTAAAAACATATGCTTCAGCTATTGGTCATGCAAGAGCAGAGATATTTCCAAAACAAGAAAAGATAAATATTGATCGTGGTGATGTAGGTAGTTTTTTAAACTTACCTTATCACAACTTAGAAAATACAGTTAGATATGCATTCAATAATAATGGTGAACCAATATTAGATATCGAAACGTTTTTTGAACACTATGAAAAAAATGTTTTAAGTGTAGATCAATTTAATAATTTAAAATTAAAAGAAACAGAAGAAGATGATTTTCTTGAAATGCCACCATGTTTGGTTACGCTTTTATCTGAAGGTGTTGGTGAAGGAATGAGAAATGAAACTATGTATAACTTAGGAGTGTACGTAAAGAAAAGATTTTCTGAAGATGATCTTTGGAAAAAGAAAATGAATCATTACAATTTAAAATATTTTAAACCACCTATCAATGCATCAGAACTTGTTAAGACTCAAGAGTCATTAGATAACAAAGATTATTTTTATAAATGTAAAGATGAACCTTTAGTATCTTTTTGTAATTCTAAACTGTGTGTAACAAAAAAATATGGTGTAGGTGATGATGATGCACCGGTACAAACTATATCTGCAATCAGAAAATATAATTCGGACCCACCATTATTCTTTTGTGATATTGATGGACAAACAGTAATGGTTGAAACTGCAGTTCTTCACGAGCCAGATAAATTTTCAATGGCGTGTTTAGAACAAATTAATAGACCACAAATGCCTATGTCTAAAATTATATGGCGTAAGATGTTAATAAAACTTTTACAAGAAAAACAAGAGACAGATCTAAAAGCTACTGAAGATTTAAAAATAGATAATCAATTGAAAGAATATATGGAAGACTTTGTAAATAAGGTTAGAGGTAAAGATATAAATGACATTCAAAGAGGTGTTGCGTACAGTGATGATAATTATAGTTATTTTAAAATGAAAGATTTTTGGAAACATTTAGTAAAAAATAAATGGCCAGATAAAAGATATCCAAAACATGTAGTAGTACAAAAACTACAAACTCAATTAAAGATTGAAGAAGATTATCCAAAAATAAGTGGTAAGACAGTGCGTTGCTTTAAAATGTTAAAGATTGTATCTGTTGAACCAGAGAAAGCAAAATATGAAAGTCAAGAGCCATCATGGAAAAGAAAAATAGAACAGTAATACCTGGACCACCAGGGACCGGTAAAACATATAGATTATTAAATCACTATATGGCCAAAGAAATAAAAGAAAATAAAACTGATCCTAAAAAAATTTGTTACATTACTTTTAGTAAAGCAGCTGCAGAAGAAGCTACTGAAAGATTTGAAGAATTATTTCCTAAAGAAAAACTTGGATATATAGGAACTATGCATGCATTAGGTGTAAGAGAATTAAATATAGATGTAAGTGCAAAACTATTAAGAGGTAATAGTCAATGGAATCAATTTAAACTTTATGAACCAATGGCAGCTAAATTAAATACTGATATTAGTATTGATTCAACAACTGGTAAAACTAGATTTAAGGATCCAATTTTAACTACAAGAGATTATGCAAAAAATAAAAAAATATCTTTGAATGAGGCTGCAATACAAAAAGGTATGGCAGGTTGGTCAGATATACATATTGCAGAAAAAATAGATGATGCATTAACGCAATATAAAAAGGACACAGGAGTCATAGAATTTTATGACATGATAGGTTTGTTTACGGATAAGATAAAAACTAAAGATAGTTTTTATGATGTTATATTTTTAGATGAAGCTCAAGACTTAAACGCGTTGCAATGGGATATGTTTTTTGAACTAGAAAAACTAAGTCAAAGATCTTTTATTGCTGGTGATGATGATCAAACTATCTACGGGTTTCAAGGTGCTGATGCATCTACATTTATAAATCTAGAAGGAACTATCGACGAACAAGTTAAATCGAGACGAGTACCTAGAAGCGTGCATCGAGTGGCTTTAAATATATTAGATAGACTCAATGAACGTAGGACAAAGAATTGGGAAGCGAGAGACGAGGAAGGTGAAGTTAATTACGAAACATCATTAGAAAACATAGACTTTTCAAAAGGTAAATGGATGATACTCGGTAGAACCAATAAACTTTGTGAGAAAGCAAGGGACCATTTGTATATGAAAGGTTTAAGGTATGAGTTTGTAGGTGATAAATACTTAGATAAAAATTCTATGTTAGCATTTTCTACCTGGAAAAGATTAAACAACGGTGCAAGTATTGATTCAAAAGATGTCAAGGTAATGTATTCTTTTTTAAAAGTAAAACTAGGTCATCTACAAAGAGGTTTTGCCAGTGGTAAAACTTTAGACAGTGTTTTTTCTGTAACCCTAGAAGAACTAAAGAAAGATCATGGCTTACTTGTTGAAGGTAGTTGGGAGCATCTTGACTTTGATGAAGATACAAAAGTTTTTATGAAACATTTGATACAAAATAATTATGATCTTATGAAAGAAGCTGACATAAAGATAATGACTCTACATGGATCGAAAGGAAAAGAATGTGAGAACGTAGTTTTATTTACAGACTTTGGTGCAGATGAATATCAAAGTAATTTTATTGAAGGCGAGTTTGAAAAGTCTCCAGACAATGAGCACAGATTATTTTTTGTAGGTGTTACACGTGCTAAACAAAGACTTTATTTATTACAATCAGAGGAGGGTACAGGGTATGTCATATAAATCACTAGACAAACAAGTTCAGGGAAATCACTATCAAGATTTTAAGATTCAACCGGCAGAGTTTGTAAATCAAAACAAGTTGCTTTTTGCAGAAGGTAACGCTATAAAATATATCTGCAGGCATTCTAGGAAAGGAAAACACTACGATATTAAAAAGGCAATACATTATTTAGAAATGATTCTAGAAAGGGATTATGGAGAATTTATTTAACGAAGAAATGTGGAACTCACCAGACGAATTTAAAGATTTAAGTAGTTATAAATACATAGCAATTGACTTAGAGACAAAAGATCCAAACCTAAAGAAAATGGGTTCGGGCTCTGTAAGAGGTGATGGTGAAATAATTGGAGTTGCTGTTGCAGTAGATGGTTGGTCCGGATATTATTCTTTTGGTCATGAGCAAGGTAATTTTTTTGCTAAAGAATCTGTAATGAAATGGGTTAAAAGTATTTGTGCTTTACCGTGTCCTAAAATATTTCATAATGCAATGTATGACGTATGTTGGTTAAGAAAATATGGCGTAAAGATAAATGGAATTATTGTAGATACAATGATGATGGCGGCTGTACTAGATGAAAACAGGTTGTATTACTCATTGAATTCATTATCTTTTATAGAATTAGGTAAGGTTAAGAATGAAAAAGCTTTACAAGATGCAGCAGACAAAGCTGGCATAGATGCAAAATCTGAAATGTATAAACTCCCTGCATCAATGGTTGGAGCATATGCTGAAGCGGATGCTGAACTAACTTTACAATTGTTTAAAAAATTTTCAGGTCAAATAAGAGATCAAAACTTACAGAAAATATTTAACTTAGAAACAAGTTTGTTTCCTATGTTGGTAGATATGAAATTTAAGGGCGTTCGAGTAGACGTCGATAAAGCGCTTCGACTGAAACATGTGCTAGAGAAAAGAGAAGGGCTATGCCTTGCAAAAGTGAAGCAAGTAACAGGAGTAGAAGTGCAGATATGGGCAGCAAGATCGATCGCCAAAGTATTTGACAACCTTGGACTACCTTATTCCAGAACTGCAAAAAGTAACGCGCCATCATTTACAAAAGCTACACTAGAAAACCATGAAAATCCAGTGGTAAAAAACATTGCAGAAGCTAGAGAATTAAACAAAGCGCACACAACTTTTATAGATACAATACTAAAACATGAACACAATGGACGTATTCATGCTGACATAAATCAATTAAGATCAGACGCAGGTGGAACTGTAACCGGACGTTTTTCATATTCTAATCCAAACTTACAACAAATACCTGCAAGAAACAATTTGTTAGGTCCTGCAATTCGTGGTCTATTTATACCAGAACAAGGTTGTGATTGGGGTTGTTTTGACTATTCACAGCAAGAACCAAGATTAGTTTTACACTATGCAGCTGAACACCCTATTTTAAAAAATTCTGAGTCTGTAACTGAAATGGTTTCTAAGTTTAATAAAGACCCCAAAATGGACTTTCATGGAATGGTTGCTAAACTTGCAAACATAAAAAGAAAAGAAGCTAAGACTATTAACTTAGGTTTATTTTATGGAATGGGAAAAGCAAAACTTCAACAGTCTTTAGACTTAGAAAGTAAAGAAGAAGCTGATAAACTTTTTAATAACTATCATGACAGTGTACCTTTTGTAAAAGGTTTGATGGATGCAACTATGAGAGATTCACAAAGAGACGGAGAGATTCAAACCATTGCAGGTAGAGTTTGTAGATTTGATAAATGGGAAGAAGCAAGATTTGCTCCAGGTGAACTAAGAGCACCTATGACTTATGAAGAAGCTAAAGGAAAATATGGTGAAGATAGAATCAGAAGAGCTTATACTTACAAAGCTTTAAATAAATTGATACAGGGTTCTGCGGCAGATATGACCAAGCAAGCTATGTTAGATTTATATAATGAAGGTATTACACCGCATATACAAGTACATGATGAACTTGATATATCTGTTGAATCAGAACACCAGGCTCAAAAAATTATTGCAATTATGCAAGATGCAGTTAAACTTTCTGTCAAAAATAAAGTTGATTATGAAAAAGGCCCTACATGGGGTGATGTAAAATGAGGAGTAATTATGGCTTATCTAAACGCAAACATACCAACTATTTACGCACAAATTAGGAAGGAATATTTATATGATCTTAAAAAAGGCCATGGAGAAGTTGAAGAGTGTATTATCTTTGGCATTACTAGTATGGGGGGCCGTGCTATACTATTTCACGCTCTTATGGGTAACGGTGCAATATTTTATCGCCTGCCAATTAGCGCGTTTATTCAAAAGGGATTTGAACCATCCGGAGTGCCCACAAGAAGACTTGATGAATTGGAGCTTTGGAATTGTTTTTCTTACTATCCTACTATCACTCATTGGTCTATTTTAAGCGCAGCTTCAGGTTATTATTTTGGGAAAGATAAAAAGAAACACTATGGTGCATATTTATTTACTATTGACTGGGCTCACCCAGATGCTAATATACTAGATACCGACCATTCGGAAATACCGCACGAACATAAGTGCGCTCACATAATTGCCTTAGATGATGGCAATTTTGCAGCACAACCTAACAATAGATGTATATGGGATTTACCTTCTTTCACTGTGAAAGATAATATTCCTGACTGGAAAGTGCAAACTAACGAATGGAACGTAGAAGATAGCGGAGCTTGGCGTACAGAAGATACGGATAAGTTCTTCTATGAAATAGAGGAGAAAAAAAATGATTAAAAAAACTTTAAAATGGGCTTGGAATATAATTTGCTGGCCTTGGAAAAAATTTATGAAATGGGTTTGGTCTAGTTAAATGACCAGTTGCAAGACATGTTTTCATCCTTGTCATTGCGGTGAAGATAATGATCTTCACGCAGATGAATATGGTGTGTGCACCTGCGAAAAGTGTACTTGCAAAAGAACTTACAAAAAAGAAAAAGATCACAGTACAGACATAACATACGAAAATGAGTAATAAACCATTAAAAATATCAGAAGAGGCTGCAGTTCAGATGCCTATGAAGACGGTTGCCAGTTTGATTGGGTTAGTAGCAATCGGCACCTGGGCATACTTCGGTGTTATTGAAACGCAAAACACACATAACACAAGATTACAATTAATGGAATCTGATCTTGAAAAAAATACTGAATTTAGAATCAAATGGCCAAGAGGATTAATGGGTTCATTGCCCGCAGATTCTGAGCAATTCATGTTGATCGAGGATTTGTATAAGGCCACGGAGAAATTAACTAAGAACCAAGAAATGAATACAAGTAACAAATTAAGAATAGAGTTTATGGAAAAACAAATTGAAAAAATGTTACATGATATTGAGAAACTAAAAGATAAGGTAAGAGAAAATGGAAACAGTCATCAGTAGCGTAGTTGCTCTCTGTATGTTTATAGCAGGTGA